AGCCGGGGTCTTGGAACACCTACTGGTCTCTGCGTCGGCGCGGACTGCTCAGCGCAGGCAAGACAGTCAAAACATCAACCAACCTCATCGCCAAGGACAGGCTCACCGACAAGGGGAGAAAGGCCTTGGCCAAGTACATGGAGAAGCAGAAAGGAAAAACCAATGGGTCGAATGAAGAAGCTCTACGAGCTGACCGCCGAACAGGACAAGCCGTTCCTGTACTTCATGCAGCGCACGACTGACCTAACCGCCGCGTGCGAGAAGGCGCTCGACAAGATTCGTCAAGCCGAGTTCCTGCTCGGCGACTTCCTGGCCAACGCCGAGTTCACGCCGTATGAAGGCGAGGACATCGAGGCTGCTCGCCAATTCCTCAACGAAGCAATCGAACTACTGGAGGGACCGAATGCTCGTCCGACTGGACTTTAGGCTGGGAACGCCGACGCCCAGCAACATGTTTGGCCGACCGTTGATCAGCACGCCGGTTACCAGGTCAACCAGCCCTGAGTACAAGGGCCGAACCCATCCGCCGTGCAGCGACTGCGGCGCCGATGCCAACCAGATGATCACCGAACGCAACCACAACACCTGGTTCTGGTGCGGCGTCTGCGAGGTGGGCGGATGAACGAGCTCGCCAGAGGCCTGGCCCCAGCGCCAGCAACAGCGGCCGAGAAAGCGGCCAAGACTACCGAGCGCATGAAGACTGAGACGATCCACGCTCAGGCCATGCAGCTCGAGTACATGCGACTGCGTCTGATCTCCCTGGAGGAAGAGGTCAAGCAGCTCACCAAAGAGAATCGCAGCCTGGGCTTCAAGCTAAAGGCTGCACAACGCCACATTGAACAACGAGGAGAAACACATGGGTCTTGATATGTACGCTTACACGATCCCAGCCAATCGGCTCGGTGACAAGCAGGTCGATCTTAACGACCAGGTATTCGAGGATGGCAAGGCAAGAGAAGGCGTCGACACAGACTTCGCCTACTGGCGCAAGTTCAACAACCTGCACCAGTGGATGGCCGACCTGTACTACAAGAAGGGCGGCGGCTCTGAGTCGTTCAACTGCACCACGCTCAGGCTCATGCCAGCCGACCTGGACAGACTATGGGATGAGGCGGGAAACCTGAAGCCCAGGTCTGGATTCTTCTGGGGTGACGAGGATGAGATGACTCCAGAGTCCACCCAAGAGGTCCGGGACTTCGTTACCAAAGCACGAGCAGCCATCGCCGAAGGCAAGGCAGTCGTGTACGACTCTTGGTGGTGATCATGGGCTGGGTCATCGGCATCTCGGCGATCTGCGCCTGGTTCACGCACATCTTCTTCTGCTTCAGCACAGCCTCATGGCTGCTGCTGTTGGCCGGGGCGATCTTCTTCCCGATCGGCATCATCCACGGCGTCTACTTATGGTTCACATGACCATACACAATCCATGACAGCGCCCCTTCGGGGGCGTTTTCATTTAAGCGAAGCACTCCCATTTCAATATTTACGCAAGAGATAATCGAATGAAGACAAACGCTTTGCGCCATGTGCGCCAACTATTCAACAACCCTCACATCCCGGCGAATCACAACCGCTCATACCAGCGTCAATGGGTGCGTCAGATTCGCTTGCTCGGTGACAGGTGGTTGCTCGCCAAACCAATCGAAAGGGGAACAGGCAATGCTTCCTTATGACTACGCCAGATGCCACGCATCGCTGCCTGATCAGAACTGCAAGCGATGCCAGCGCTGGGCCAAGCACCCAGATCAGACCTGGGGTGAGCGCACGCCGCAGCATGAGTGCGTCAACTCGCTCGACGAGAACTGCCAATACATCCCGATCGACCGGGAGGACGGCAAGTGAGCAAGCGTGCGTACAGGGCGATCGTCCTGGCCGCACTGCCAGGCAGCAACGCTGATGTCAGGGCCAGGACAGGTCTCAGTCTGGCCACTGTCTCTCGATGGTTCACAGACCTGCGTACCGCAGACGAGATTCATCTTCACCACAAGGAAGTGCATCCAAACGGTGGACCGATGGTTTCTGTCTTCCACCCTGGACCTGCGCCAGCTGGCTTCAAGCCAAAGATTCCCAAGCTGCTAAACGACATCGGCCGCACTCGAAGGTACAGGCGCAACGCTCGTGCGTCGGGTGAATGGGAAGACATCAAGGCAAGACGCAGAGCGGCGTATCACGCAAACAAAAAACCAAGACGCGACGCGCTGACGTCCGCGCTTTTCGGAGTAACACCATGAGTCAATGCCAACACCGCTGGGAACCCGTGGAGGGTCAGCCACTTTACAAGTGCTCTCGGTGCGGCGCGTTTATGAGGATCATCAAATGAACTGCTGTGACGAATACGGCAACTGCCGACAAGGCAGGGAATGCCCGGTGCGAAAGCAACTGGAGGAAGAAAAGCCAACCCCTGCTGACGGGCAATTGGTGTGGGCTCTGTTGGGATTCATTGTCCTGATGCTTGGCCTGATGACGTTGAGGAGTTGCTTATGACTTGGTGGATGTACCTCATCGGCACCGCTCACACGCTTGTCTACGTGTGGGCTTTCTGGAGAAGAAACAAATGAGCAAAGAAGACGCGATCAAACTGATCAAGCTGCTGTCCGCGCTGGAGTCGTGGGCATTCAGCACCAAGACACCGCTGCCCGACTACCTGCATGAGGACCTGTGCGTTGCAGTGGAGAAGCTGGAGAAAATTGTGCTGGAGAACCGTGGTGCGCAAACGCAGTAAGTACAAACCAAAAGGCGTGCGCCTGGACAACATGAGCTGGATCAAGTCGGGAATGCAGAAGGCTGCCGACGTCGAGAACGGATCAATCATCACCCGCACCAGGATCAGAAACCACATCGCCATTGACTCTCTGCGCAAGGGCGAGGCCAACAAGGACGACATGGACGCCATCATCAATGCGTTCAACGTCACCGAAGCGCTAGCCATCAAAGGCCTGGGCGAGGACTACAGAAGCGAGATCAAGGCGGGCCAAGACGCTCTGTACAGCGTCGGCGTGCGCTCGTCCAAGGTTGGCAAGTTTGTTCTGTCAGGACCTGAGCTGACAGCAATCAACCAGACGATGGAAATTCACGACGCCCAGCTCGACATCTGCACGATCAATCAACTTGAGTCGGCACTCGACTACGTGTGGAGTCAGATCAGGATGAAGAAGGCCCGGAGGATTCCAGTGCCTGCTTGAATCAACTGAGTGTCTTCCCTCCTGTTGGAGGAGGGAAGCCCCTCTTGCTGTTTGTATGTAGAACTGTTTGCACATTTCGTGACCCGCCAATCGGCGGGTTTTTTATTGTCCAAACACGGAAGGTTTATGAAGAACTATCCATACCTTGAACGCCTGGCCACACAAACCTACACGGCCAAGTCAAAGTTCGCACATCAAGTTGCCAAGCGAGCACTCGAAGGAGGTGACGTCGACCAGCTCTTCGACATCTGCAAGTTCGTCGGCATCAAGTCCATTGTTCTCACCATCATGGGGGAGGAAGAGGGCTGCATGATGCTGCACCTCAAGCTCTGGCTTGATCGCTACTCCGCCTGGGAAGTCGGCGACTTCAGCGACTGGATCAGCCGGTACGACAGCGCCGACGACTCAGACGATTGCATCGACCTCCTGAAAGACAGGGACATCATCACCCGCTGCGATGACTGCGGTGAGTGGGAGCTGGTGCGTGAGGTGCGGTCCTACTACAACAACGAGGACGCGCAGATCTGCCGCAGCTGCATCGACGACAGCTACCGCTGGTCCGATTACTACGACATGTACGTCTACTCGGACAGCTCACGCGACGCGCTCGACCAATACGGCAACCGCTGCGTGATCCACGAGGACGACGACGACTTCCAGTTCGACGACGACGACGACGAGTACCACCACGTCGACTACAGCCCGTCAGCTCGTGTCATCGGCAACTACCACAGCAGCAAGGGATCGCAGCGTCCGCAGATCAGCGACTGGACCAAGATGAAGAAGCGCTACCTCGGCGTCGAGCTCGAGGTGGAGGTGCGGGATAACGAGCGTGGCGAGAAGGCTCTGGCGCTACACAAGCTGATCAACGACGAGCAGTTCGGAGCCAAGGTGTTCTTCGAGAACGACGGCTCTCTGAGCAACGGCTTCGAGATCATCAGCCAGCCGATGGGCCTGGACAAGCACCGTGATCTTTGGGCCTGGCTCAAGGACAAGAACGCCGTCCGCAGCCTGCGCTCGCACAACACCACGACATGCGGACTGCACGTTCACGTCAGCAAGGATGGGTTGTCCAAGTTGCAGATCGCCAAGATCGTGTCGTTCATCAACGACCCGGACAACGAGGACCTGGTCCGCGCTGTCGCACGTCGGTACGCCGAGGGCTATTGCCGCATCAAGAGCAAGAAGATCGGCCGATCAGCACAGTCCGATGACCGGTACGAGGCAGTGAACATCACGCCGCGCAAGACCATCGAGTTCCGCATCTTCAAGGGCAGCCTCAAGTACGAATCGGTCATGGCTGCGATCCAGTTCTCGAACGCTCTCGTCGAGTTCTGCGGTCGCTCAACCACGTCGATCCGCGAACTCAAGGCCGACAAGTTTCTCGAGTTCATCCGCTCCGACGAGTCCGGCGACACCGACATGCTCGTCCCGTATCTCGAGAACCGTCTCGAAACCGCCTGATCAAACATTCAACCAAGGAAATATCAACATGTGTCTTCTCGTACAACAAACCACCCAATCCACATTCAGCGATGAGTTTCTCGCCGACGTCTACAACAAGAACCAGGACGGCCTGGGCGTCATGTATGCCGACGGCGACAAGATGCACATCTTCAAGTGCCTGCCCGCCAACGCGCAGGAGTTCGTCGACTTCTACCGCAAGCACGCCGAAGGCAAGAACTGCGTGTGGCACGCACGCATGCAGACGCACGGCGACATCGACTTCGACAACTGCCATCCCTACAAGGTGACGGACGACGTCTGGCTGGCGCACAACGGCATCCTGTCCACCGGCAACGCCGCAGACAAAGCCAAGTCCGACACCTGGCACTTCATCCAGAACTTCATCCGTCCGGCGCTCATCGGCAACCCCGAGCTGCTGACCGACGTCGACTGGCAGAAGTTCGTGGGCGAGCTCATCGGCCGCAGCAACAAGTTCGCACTGGTGCGTGCAGACGGAGCCGTCGTGGTGATCAACGCGCAAGCTGGCGTCAACTACCAGAACGCCTGGCTGTCCAACACCTACGCCTGGTCGTACCACAAGTTCACCGGCACGCAAGGCGGCGGCTACACCAACATGTACTCAGGCTACGGCGGATACCGCAGCCGCTTCCAGGACGACGACTACGAGGACTACTACAGCACCTGGCGCACCGGCACGACCGAGGCCAAGGGTTCGTACATCCCGGATAGCAAGGACACCAAGTCCTCGCACAGGGGCCTGCCGAAGCAGACGTTCACCGCATCACAGATCAGCCCGTACGTTCGCGCAGCACACAACCAATGGTCGCGTCGCGGCGTAGAGGGTGTCGAGCAGTGGGTGTTCGACGCACCGCACAAGGCGGCAGCTCTGCTGTCGTACTGGTACGACGACGTCGATGACGTCGAGGACCTGGTCGAGGACTTCCCCGAGACCGCAGCCGAGTGGATCGCCGACTTGTTCGCTTCCGACTCCATCGCCCCCAGCCTCATCAACTAAGCACGGGAGGCAGATGGACGATTGGAAAGAGCACGTCAAGCTGGAGATCACGGACGCGTCGACAGACACGTTCCGCCTTCTCCAGATTCAGGTAGCCATCTCAGACATGAAGGAGATCGACCTCATCCCAAACACGATACACACCGAACTCACAACCCTCATTCAAACAGTCAACGATGCCAGCAATCAAGGCGATACCTCGCAATGAGGTAGAGCTGGAGTACATGCTGGTGTGCAAGGACGGCTCACGCTCGCGTGGGCCTTCCATCGAAGTTGCACGTCAGCGCATCCAGCGCGTCACTCACTCGCCCGTGATGATGTCTCTCAGGATTCACCCAGAGACAACCATCACCAGCAATGGATACATCCAGTACCCGGACGGCTACCCACCCGAGGAAGTGGGAATCAGGAAAGGAAAGGAGTGGACCGCCATCAACTAGAAGTTCGGCGGTTGATCAAGGGACTCGGGCTCAGGCTCGAGTCCACCGATCAATCAGGCGGACACATCAAGTGCGTCATCCGAAAGGACGACGTGATTCACAAAGTCATCTTCCCGGTGTCGCCGAGCGACCAGAGGTGGAAGAAAAACATGATGTCGTATCTCAGAAAGACTTTTCAGTTATGAGCTCCACAGAACCAACCAAGCCAAGAAAACGCAAGTCCTCGCCGCGCCGCAAGGTATCGCCGCAAGAACGCATGACCATCATCCAGCTCTGGACGTCAGGCCAGGGCAAGGTGCAAGAGATCGCCGATGCAATGCGTCGTCCAACCTCGACCATCTACAACGTGCTCATGAGCGCCGGTCTCTGGCCTGGGTACGATGACTACGCTAAGGCTGGCACGACTCCAGACCGGAACAAGGACACGCCCGGTCTGGCCAGAAAGCAGCCCAAGCCAGTGATCAAGATCGTCAAGGACAAGCCGCCGAAGATAGTGATGCCCGAGCCGACCCCGGTCGAGGCCGGAACCATCACCATGATTCGTGGTCCGAAGCGCAGCCTGTGGCAGCGCATCAAGGACTTCTTCCAGTAAAGAGTGGGGGCTATGCCCCCATTTCTTTTTTTTAACCTCGGGGGCCAAGTCGATATTTACACGACCGCCCAAATGAAAAGCCCCTGGACGCAATGCCAGGGGCCTATGTTGCAGCTCACCGCATTTGGGTGGAGGCTCATGCCTCAACGCTTCATGCCGCGATCTTATGTGGTGTTGCGTTGCTTTGTAAAGCGGCGAGGACAAGCCGCTCCCGCACCAGGGTGGCAAATGCCTTGAGCGACAGCTCAATGGTGAAGTCCACATCCTCATCCCAGTCCTCTTCCATCATGAATCCCCACGGGATTCGCACACGCCACGAGCAGAAGTCTTCCCGGTACGCCAGCACTGGCTCGGCGTCGACACGCCTCGCTTGATCCACGGCCTGCGCCCAAAACCTGACGATGTCCCCCTCCTTGATTACCTTGTACCGTTTGATCTCGATGGCAAAGCCATCCAGCCCAACGATGTCGTGACCACCCTTGCGGGTCTGCTCCAGGTTGCGCTTCATCGGCTCGAGTAGCGCATCCCCCAGGAACTCGCTCAACTCCTTGATGAAGCTTCTTTCGGCCTGGGCGCCTTTCGCCCTGCTGTTGATCTTTCCCATTACTTACCCTTCTTTGCTTTGCTGCTCTTGCTGAGTCGAGACGAGAACTCCGCCATCAACTCTTGCGCCACTGCCTGAATGGCGTACGCCTCTTGCTCTCGGCCGGGTGATGACTCGCCGTAGTAATCGCAGTATTCCTGCCAGATGTGAACCGCCTCGTGTACCAGCAGGCCAGCTATCTCGATGGGGTTTCGCTCTTCCCATCCACTCAAACAGACGATGCAAGCCAATCCCTTGGCGGAGACCAGGTGGTGCGCTGTTGCATCCGCCTGGCTGGTCTTAATCCAAGGCGAGATCGGCTCACAGTTCATGTGCTTCATCGCCTGCTTGTATTCGCGGTCACTCAAGCACAAGGTCAGGTGTGGCCCAGGCGCAGAGATTCTTCGGTCCAACCACTTCATTACTTGCTTTCAAATACCAGTCGACGCATGTCTTCCAGGTGATGTTTCATTGATTCGATCTGGCCTGCTGTGCCGATCGACTGCGATGGCCTGCACCCCGCCTGCCACAGCTCATCCATCAAAGACTGCGCTGCACCGAACGGGATGCTCATACAAGGCGAGACCGTCTGGCCAGACTCGATGACACGCATGGTCAGTGGCTCGGCGACAGAGAAGCCGCCATCGTCTTGCTTGACGCCAATGCGCAGCGAGATGGCATCGCTCCAGATTTCCCGCTGTGCCGAGAACTTCCACTGCTCGTTCATGACACGTCCTTCCTCACGCCGTTGATCGCGATTTGCAGAGTGATGCCATCGAGTCCGATGTCGCGCACCTCATAGACCCTGGCAACGATGTCGTTGCAGGCCTCCTCGATGACAGCGTCGATCTCCTGATTCACCACCTCGTTCAGGCGCTTGCGCAGGTCGGCCTTGATGACTTGCCTGAGGTTGGCCTCGACCAATGGAGCCACTGCTGTGTACTTCAATGTGATGCTCATGGTCAGGCTCCGTATGCGCGGCGCTCCGCACGCTCGTTCGCACTCTTGGTGCGGTACAACTCGATCTGAAGTTCGACTGCCTTGAGGTGGTAGCGAACCTTCTCCTCCTCATACACCGCCTGCTTGAGGTCATCGAGCAGCTTGATGTACGTGGGGTGGGCATAGGCCTCACGCTCTTGACCGGACGTGGTCGTGATCTTCTTCTCGCGCTCGGCGTCCTTCATGAGCATGGCCAGGCAGGACTTCTTGTAGTCCTCGAGGTGGCCACGCGCAGCGCGGGCGGGTGCGTACCTGTCTGCAAGCTGGCGGTACAACTCCAGCATTTCTTCGATGTCCATCATTCGATCCTTTCTATGCGGCCATCACGGTAGTAGTGCCAGTTGCCGATGCGGCTCGGGTACGCAAGGAAGTCCTGCGATCCTGGGCGCAATGGGCGCTGTTTGTTGTCCCGCTCGGGGACGTAGTTAGGGAGCAGCATCTTGGTGTTCTTGAGACTCTTTGATTCAGGATTGAAGCCAGAGACAGGGCCGAGCTCTTCGAGCTTTGCCTTGCCTGACTTGGTGATTGCCCATGCGCTTTGAACGCTGCGCACGTAGCCACTGGCCACGAGGCGGGACATGTACTCGCCATCGAATCGGCTGATGCTGTTGATCGCGCCGACGACTAGCTTGAGTTCCTTGCTGCTCTTCTCGCCGAAGGACAGCGCGTACAGGATGCGATGCGACCCTGCGTTACGTACGACTTTGCCGATGCTCATGACTTGCCTCGCCTTCCCTCGGCAGAAAGCGCGGCCATCGCGCCAGTAGGGCGGGTTGCCTTCAGACGCCAGCACTTGCCGCATACCCATTTGCTTCGGCTGATCTGTACGCCGTCGTCGATTGGCCTGCGCTCTTCGCAACGCGAGCAGTTAGCTGAGTAGCCACTGATGTCTCGCATGCCAGGCATGGTGATGTCGTTCTCGATCATTCGCCCATCACCTTTCCCGCCTTGCTCAGATCGTCGGCTTTGGAGATCAGGTCGTACGTGCTGCGCTGAATCCGATCGGCGTCCGCAATCGCCTCTGCGATCTGCTCCTTGCTGAACTGAGTGCAGCGGGTGTAGTAGGTCATGATCTGCGCAACCATGCTCATCTGCGCTTTGGAGATGCCCTGCGCCAGCTCTCTCGTCTCAGGCGTGGTGCTCTCGACAAAGATGTTGGTGACGTTCTCGATCTGATCGGCAAGGATGATCGAGTGAACCAGCCGTGCGTAGTTCTCGCCACGCACTGCGCGCAGTGTCTTGATCATTCCGATCGACTCTTCACGAATCGCTTGAGTGCTCTTGAAAAACTCTTCTGTCATTTGTTCACCCCGATAAGTCCTTTGATCCACATCTCTTGGTACGTCTTGCAGATAGCCGTGAGGATGTAGTCACGCTTGTCCACCTTGTTCATCTTGTTGCCCTGGTCGTACTCGGCGTGACACCGATAGCAGAGCCATGCGGCCATGCCGTCATGCGCCTTCTGCGCAAAGCCCTTGCCGTGCTCGCCAAGATTGCTGTGCGCCGCCACGACCGTGCCGTCATCAGCGCCACACATCACGCATCGCTGGTCCTTAGCCAGGTCAAGAAGCTTGCGGTTGCGATAAGTCATGCTCGCCCCCTTGCTCGGATGGCTGCGGCGCAGTCAAGCATGGTCGTCCGCTCAGCCTGGGCGATGCCTAGCTGGTCTGGCCACTCAGGTGTAAGCCCTTCACACACCTTTGCACACGCCTCACGCTCTGCTGCGGCGGCTGTCTCGACGATGTACATCAGGCTGTCGATGTCCTTGTCTGACCAGCCTGAAGCCCGCGCCATGCGGATGATGTCTTCGCGGGTCATGAGGCCTCCCGAGCATTGATGGCCTCGAGCAGCTCCTCGACTGTCTCGAACTCCTGCTTGGTGGGCACGAGCATGTAGGTCACTTTGCCGTTGCCCCACATCCCGGTCTTCTTGTTGCGAGGTGTGCTGACCTGCTTGCAGATCAGCTTGTCCTTGCTCATGTACTGACGTACGGCGTGGGTGTCGGCGCTGTAGCCAAACGTGTATTGCAGCGGAATGCTGCGCAGCTCTTCGAGTGTCATGCGTCACCCCCTGTTGGTGGGGAGTACGCCCCGTTGAACTCAGTGAAGCGGCCGGAGTGCGACTGCCATTGCAGGTACGCTGTGCCGCGCTTGCCAAGCCAGCGGCTACGAACCTTCTGGACGTGGACCTCGGTGGCCGCACGCGGGTTGCTGGTGTCCCGGTGGACGGCAATGATGTTGTCGGCCTTGTTGTAGAAGTGCGCCGAGCCTGAGACGGCGTAGCCATCGGGCACGGGGTACGTGCCGTCCTTATCCTTCATCAGCTTCGAGGGGTGCGCCACCAGCCAGATGTGGATCTGGTTGTCACGGGCGAACTTGCGCATCTGCGTGAGGAACAGCGAGACGTACTCGGTCTCACTCACCCCGTCCTTGCGCTTGGTGTGATCGAGCTCGTTGTACGGGTCGATGATCAGACCCTTCATGCCCTGCCTGCGGATCAGGACCTTAGCCTTAGCCAGCACGGAATCAAGGCTTGGCTCCTCGGGCATGATGAAGTGGAAGTGCTGGTTCATCCACTCCTTGGCGTCGGCGAACCTCACGCGATCCACCTGACCAGCCACGAGGCGAGAGCCCATGCGCTTCTCGATCAGCTTTGCGGCGTGCCACGAGATCGGCTGGTTCTCAGGTGAGCAGATGCCGAAGGTCCAGCCAGCGTTCTCTGCGATGTTCACCGCCATCGCGTCCAGCCACTCGGACTTGCCCATCGAGGGGATGCCTGTGACCAGGGTCCACTGACCAGGCGCTGGTTTGTACAGGCCGTTGACCGACTCCCATCCGGTCGGCTCGCCCTGGACCATGCCGAACTCGAGCATCTGGTCGATGTCGTCAGCAATGTCGTCGATCGAGAACACGCCTTCGACAGGGAAGGGCTTGGCATCCTCGATGCACTCGCGCAGACGTTGAGCGCCGTGCTTGACCAGCACCTCGTTGGCGTCTTTGCAGTCTTCGGGCCAGATCACCCGAAGGCACTTCTCCCTGCCCAGGCGGCGAGAGAGCTCGTCCTCGAGCTTGCGACCAGGCTCGTCAGAGTCAACTGCGAGCACCCATTGCTTGACGGCGTCGAGTCGCTCGTCGTCAAGGAACTCGAACTTCTTGTCGAAGTTGGTGGCCCTTACCTCGGGCGCCCCATCAGGCACGCTGATGCAGTGCTGGAACCCCGCGACCTCGAGGGACAGGGCGTCCATCTCACCCTCGCAGATGATGGTCTGCTGGGTCGAGATGTCGTCGTACTTGTAGAGGATCTTCTCTGCGCCAGCGACCTGGCGGAAGTTCTTCTGCGCGTCCCGGTACTTGATGTTCACGACCTCGCCGCCCTTGTAGTAGGGGAAGGCAATCGCCGTGACCTCGTCCTCGATCTGAGGCATCCAGACCCGCTCCATGCTCACGCGGTTGCGGACCAGCACCTCAGTGGTGACGCCGCGCTTGGTGAACCACTCGTGAGCCTTCTCGCTCAGGCTGGCCGGACGGAACTCGGGCTTGGGGTAGACGCGACGTGAGGGTGGGGCAGAGCGGTTGATGACGCCGCTGCCCAGACCACCGGACCAGCCGCAGTGATGGCAGTGCCAGATGCCCTTGAGCGTGTTGACGTTCAAGCAGGGGTAGCTCTGCTTCTTTCGGGTGTGCGAGCACTGCGGGCAGGTCGTCTTGACCTCCTCGCCAGTCCGACCCTTCAGGTCAATTCCGAAATCCTGAAAAGTTTTCATTGTTCTCCGTGAGTAAAAGCGTTGCTGTATGTAGCGATAGCGAGCAGCTATAGAGCTGTGTGTGCTTCGCCGCTTGTCTGCGTACCGCCGACCTATTTGTTACGCTTCGCTGCGTGACTTAGAACAATCTAAGCAAACACCTCGGCGCTCAAAAAAACGTAGACGAATCAGTGGGTTGAATTATCTGCGACGAAATTTACTTTGCCATAGGGGTATACCCTAAAGCAACAGCGTTGCATTTACAGCTACACTACAACCCACAAAACGCGGCGACTGTCCAATTCAATTTGGCTATCGCCAATTTTCAACCAGTCTCACGGAGAACCCATGAAAGAAATCGCCTCGGCGTTGGTTCGTGCGCAAAAAGCGTTCGGTCCAGCCCTCAAACAGAGCGCCAACCCGCACTTCAAGAGCCGCTATGCGGACCTCGCCACATGTGTTGAGGCCGTCATCGACGCGCTCAACGACAACGGCCTGGCCCTGATCCAGCAGACCCATGAGTGCGACAACGGCGTGATCGTGGAGACCACGTTCATCCACGAAAGCGGCGAGACCTTCAGCGCCGGAAAGCTGCACGTCCCTTCGTCTAAGCACGACGCCCAGGGGTACGGCTCGGCGCTCACCTATGCGCGTCGCTACAGCCTTATGGCTGCATGCGGCATCGCCCCCGAGGACGACGACGGCAACGCAGCGACTGCTGCACCACCCGTGCGTCGCGCCCCGACCGCTGCACCCGCAGCACCCACCCCGGCCAAGGCCTCAGCTTTGGACGTGGACACGATCTCGAAGCTGGCAGCAGCCAAAGGCGTCGACACGACCGCCATCTGCGCCGCCTACAAGATCAATTCGTTGAGCGACCTTCCCGCAACCAAGGTGCAAGAAGTCGTCGCTCGTCTGCAAGCCAAAGAAGCAACCGCAACTCAGGAGTAATTCATGTCCGCTACGTACAACAACCAGATCGAGATCGTTCTCTTCGAGAACACACGAGCCACCAGCGCCAAGGCCCCGACCAAGACCGGCACCGTCACCTTCCCTGATGGGACTAAGTACGACGTTGCCATCTGGAGCAAGGTCAGCAAGAACGGCACGCCCTTCGAGTCCGGCGTCCTGAAGCTGCCCGACCCCAAGTACACAAAGAACGACGGCGGCAACGGCGGCTATCGCGCAGCTCCTGCACGTCAGGACCAGGACATTCCTTTCTGAGGCCGCGATGTCCCTCTACACCAACGTACACGGCTTGCCTGACGCGTTCGTCGCGGCCGTCCTGAACGACCCGTATCAGGGCGGCGGCGATATTTCCGCGACCAAGCTGATTGATTCGCCACGTCGTCGCACCCTTTACAGGGCGCACAAGGAGAGCGTGGTCGAGGACGTGTCAGAGCGCGTCTGGTCCGTGATGGGTCAGGCCGTCCACACAGTCCTCGAGAGGGCTGAGACAAGCGCCCTTGTTGAGGAGCGCCTGTACGCCGAGGTCGATGGCTGGAAGGTGAGCGGTCAGTTCGACCGCATGCACCTGGCCGACAGGACGCTGCAAGACTGGAAGGTCTGCTCTACGTACAAGTACTTAGGCGACGAGTCGTGGACTCGTCAGCTCAACGTGCTGCGTTGGCTTGCTCACAAGAACGGCTATCAGGTCGACCGCCTGCAAGTCGTTGCCATTTTCCGGGATTGGAAACGCGCAGAGTCGCAACGGCGCGACGATTACCCAAAGCAGGCAATACAAGTCATTGACGTGCCAGCTTGGCCGTTGGGAGACTGTGAGAGTTACGTGAGAGAGAGGGTTTCTTTCCACCAGCGCAGTGACTCTGGTGAAGAGATCGAGTGCTCCCCGGAGGAGCGCTGGTACAGCGGGACTACCTATGCCCTCATGAAAGAGGGTGGCAAGCGCGCAAAACGCGTTGTCCCGATCCTGTCTGAGCTGGGCGATATCCCGCCCGGTCATTACGTGCAAGAGCGTCCCGGACGTAACCGCAGGTGCGAGGAGTACTGCGAGGTCGCGCCCTTCTGTTCGCAGTGGCAGCAGATCAAAGCCAGTCAACCACAAGAGGAAACAACAAATGATGTCGATTTTTGAAGCTGCCGAGTACCTCGGTCTGAGCGTGTTCTCGCTGCGCAAGCTGGCGCGTGACAGGCGTATCCCATCCGGCAAGGTCGGTCGTCAGTGGCGCTTTCGCAAGGAAGACCTCGACGAGTTCTTGCGCAGTCAGTACGGAGCGCCAGATGCAGCAGCGGCCTGATTCAGTACCCGTCCCGCTGGACGTGCAGAACCACCCGCTGTTCCCGGTGTTCGTCGCGGCGATTCAGCAGGCGATGTACGGCAAGGGTGAGCGTCATGGCGGCAACGTCACGCCGTTCCTTGATCAGCCCTGGGTTCACTACTCGAAGCTGCATGGCCGTGGGTTCCTGACTGGCCAGGCGGCAAAGAAGCTGGAAGAGGCGGCATCCACGCGCAATGGCGATGCTTTTGAGCTCGAGGTCCTTGGCTCGATCGTCTACTGCGGCATGTCCGTTTTGTTCGAGAGGGGCAAGGCATGAACGCATACCCCGTACTGAACGAGAGGCTGGCTGAGCTCGGCGCTGACGCCGGGATGATGGTCGCCGCATCGCACGCTGACAGCGAGTCGATGGACTGGACGCACTACGCCGAGGAACTGTTCATCCTCTACGCCATTCAACACCCGGACGGCTTCATGACTGAGGACGTCAGGGTATGGGCAGGCAAGCTCGGATTCGATGCGCCGCCTGACAACCGAGCATGGGGCTACGTCGCAAAGAAGGTGGCACGCGATGGCCACATCGTTGCGGCCGGCTACAGCAAGCAGAAGAGCGCGACCTGTCACGGGTCGCCCAAGACCCTTTGGAAACTGAAGAAAGAAACGCAATGAGCACCAACCAAATCAACCTCTCCCTGTCCGTCAACGAGACTCAGAGCATCCTGCAAGCGCTGGCCAAGCTGCCCTTCGAGCAGGTCGCAGACACCTGGTTCAAGGTCAAGAACCAGGCTGAGCAGCAGCTCGCTGTCCAGCAGGCGCAGGAGCAGGGCGCTGGCGCTGCCTCCACCGAGGTCGGGGGCACGGACTGATGCCGCACTCGAACTTCCAGCGCACGGCCGTGTGGCTGCAAGCCTGCGGCAAGGGCCAGACGGTGGCGAACCTGTCGGTTCAGATCGGCTGCGACATGGAGGAGTACGCCGAGTTCCTGACCAACGTCGAGCTCGACTCAGAGTTTGATCAGGAGCAGCTCGAGGCCCTCTCCGAGGACCTGGAGCGCATCGGCACCCTGCTCAAGAAGGGTGTGATCATGGCTCGCATCCCGGCCGACAGGCGTATCGAAGCACTCGACGCTCTGTGCGACCGTGAGGTGACCGGCAACGGCATCGCCTACCTGGCTGACTTCGACAAGGAAGGCGCAGACGAGGCAGTGCTGGCAAGCAACGACGCCAAGCTGGTCGACGGCAAGCCCGTGATCCTTCCCGGCGGGAAGATCGGCAAGCCCGAGGGCTGGAGTGCTCCCAACCTGACGGGGTTCGTATGAGCTTCTCGATGGAGCAGGAGCAGCGCTGGGCGCAGGAGCTGCGTGAGTCGCGCCTGCGTCTGATTGCACGGGTGCGTGAGGCGTCCTCGATGTCCTCGCCCACCCGGCGCATGACGCTCTACCAGCAGTGGCGCACACAGATCGGTGATAACGCTGCGCGTGAATCCGCCAAGTTCTCAGAGGCTGTGGTGGGAGGACGGCGCAAGCTCTATGACCTGGAAAGGATGGTGTGATGAAGCGCAGTTTCCACACACCGTTCGAGTGGCTGACGACGATCTTCCTGGTGGTCGCCATGTGGGTGATGTTCTTTGTGTTCCTGGGGCTCATGGCCCGTACCGCCAAGGAACTCTTCTGTATTGGATTCGGGTGCTGACATGGACGACAAGACACAACGCGAGCTCTTTCGCCGCAAGCTGGAAGAGCAGATCAACAAGGTGCCGCTTCGCGTTCAGAACGGCTCCGTTCAAGCAACAAGAGACTGGATGCGTCAGCGCGACCACGCCTCGAAGCTACTCAAGAAACCCGGCGCGACCGTCACGCAGTTGATGTCCGCGTTCGATTCGATCAAGTGAAAGGAAACACATGAAAGATCATCAGGAGAAACTACCCAACAAGCTGTCGATGGGCAACATCCTCGAGGCCGTGCTGCGCACCGACTACTGGCGACTGGGCGATACGACCACCACGGTCTGCCAGCTCACGCTCAAGAACGGGTTCACGGTCGTGGGCACCAGCGCCTGCATCGACCCGCTCGAGTTCAACAAGACCGTTGGCGAGAAGGTGGCCTGGGATAATGCGCTCGAGAAGGTGTGGGAGCTCGAGGGCTACCTGCTCCAGCAGCGTCGGCACGAAGCCGGGCTGTGCTGACTACGGGGGGAAAGCGTCCGACGCTAGCACCGGTCAAGTGAGGGAGCTCCGTCGTAACTAGGAGCTAAGTGGCCACCCCTCCAGTCGACCGGCAGGACGTGAGTACCCCCACCTTTTTCTCGCCAAGCCACCCACAGCAACACACAGCTTTACAGGAATCCGCAGGCCGTTGTATTCTTGCAACGCGGCCTTCGGCGGATCGGAGAAGTCATGTCGATTCATCGCCGTGGGAAAGTGTGGTGGTACTCGTTCTCTGTGCGCGGGAAGCTGTACCGCAACTCATGCAGGACCGAGGATGAGCAAGCCGCCCAGGAGCTGCACGACAGGCTGAAGCACGAGGCCTGGAGTGAGCGAGTCTTGAAGAAGGCAGTGCGCCGCACCTGGGAGGAGGCGGCAAAGAAGTGGCTGGCCGAGCACGCGCACAAGCGCAGCATCCGGGACGACGAGCGGTATCACGCGTTCTGGTTGCGCGAGTTCGCCGAGGCTGGCGTGAAGTACCTGGACGAGGTGACGCCCGATGTGGTCGCCGACATCCGGGACGAGGAGGTAGGGCGCCCCAAGCTGCGGGGCGACGGCGTGGTCCAGCCTGCCACCGTCAACCGGCACATTGCGTTCTTGCGCTCGGTGATGTTGGCGGCGGCAAGGGAGTGGCTCTGGATTCCTCAGTCACCGAAGTTTGTCCTGCTGGAAGAGGGCGACTGGCGCATGAGGTTCTTGACCCCTCCCGAGTACGAGCGGCTGGCCGCAGCCTTGCCCGAGCCTTACGGTTCGGCGTCGAGGTTTGCGGTGACCACGGGTCTGCGCCGCGCCAACGTGTTCGGTCTGCGCTGGGGCAACCTCTCGGTGCAGGGCGGTCTCACGGTGGCGACGTTCCCGCAGCAAGTGATGAAGAACGGCCTGCCGTTCGCCATCCCGCTGTCACCGACCGCGCAGGCGGTGGTGAAGGGGCAGATGGGCAAGCACCGCGAGCTCGTCTTTCCTCGGCCCGATGGTGGCTTGATCAGCGACATCCCGCCTGGAATGTGGAAGAAGGCGCTCACCGAAGCGAAGCTCGAGGATTTGCGCTGGCATGACCTGCGGCACACCTGGGCGTCGTGGCTGCGTCAGTCCGGGGTGAGCCTGGATCGGTTGCAGGAGCTGGGTGGGTGGAAGTCGGTGGAGATGGTGCAGCGGTACGCCCATCTGAACGTGTCGCACCTGGCGCAGCATGCGTTCGTGATCGAGCAGATGCTGGTTGCGGGTGCCGCGCAGCCGAATCTTGGAATGGGGTTGGCCAAACCCTTCCTCGAGGCGGTGGCGTGAAAGGGAAAAGGCCACTGTACGTTTTCAGCACAGTGGCCTTCTCGGGTTAGCGGGCACTCTCAACAAGACCCGCGTTTTCTTGGCTCCCCGACCTGGGCTCGAACCAGGGACCTGCGGATTAACAGCCGGTCTCGGGGGTGCGCAGGCAGGTAGCAGTGTGTAGCCGGGTGTAGTGGAATCAACAACCTACCGTACGAAGGCCGCTCTCCTTGTACGCCCAGATACGCACTGCAACTGTCTGAAAATGACACAGTCAGCGGTGCTTGGCAGCCTTCTTGGCCACGCCTTCAGGCTGCTTGACGAACTGCCTGCCCTTCGCGTTGCCCTCGGCCTTGGCCCGGTTGGTCGCCGCCTTCTCGGACGAGCTGAGCGACTTCCATGCGGCGTCTGGCAGGTAGCGCTTCTTGCCCTCGCTGGGCTTGCCGTCGCTGGTGCGCCACTTCTCGCCGGTCCACTTGGTCAGGGACTGCTGGGAGCCGGTCTTGCCGCCCTTGTAGCCACCCCCGGACTTCTCGTACTCGGCAGCCAGGAGCTGCGCCTTGCGGGCTGACCATTCGCCAGGGTCGCCACCCTTGCCTCCGGCCATGATCTTGTCCTTCAGGCGCTCTCGCAGCGCAGGCTTGGTGTATGCCATGTCGTCACTCCATCAATCGTTGGCCAGCAGGACCTTGCGCATCTGCGGATTGGTCTGAAGAACGAGCTGCACAGCCTTGGCCACGATCTCCTTCTCGCGCTGGCGGCTCAGGTTGTACATCTCCACCTTCTTCTCTTCAGGCATATCGGCCGCTTCGAGCTGATTGCGCGCCTGACGGAGCTGGCCGACCTGATAGTCCACCGCGCCGATGATCGACTTGGCAGCGCCCAGGTTCGGGTACTCCTTGAGGATCGCTTCACGGTTGCCGGGGTTGACCTCGTAGTCGTCCACCTTGGTCTTGATGAACGTCTCAGCCCTGCGCAGCATCCCGAAGTTGTAGCCCTCGGGAATCTTGGCGGTCAGGCGGTCGATGATCGGCAGAGCGGCGTCCTTGGTGTCGTAGCCCTGAGCCTTGCGCACCGTCCACGAGGCGAATTTGTAGGTCTCCGCAGCAAGGCCTGGCAAGTAGCCGCTGACCAGGTAGTCGAACGCGCCGGAGTTGATGTCGATCACGCCAGCGTTGACCTTGTCGCCGCCGGTCAGCTTGTTCAAGCCACGGAATGCGGCAGTCGAGATCGGGCTCGCTGAGTCGAAGTTCATGTGCGAGTCGGCACGCTTGCCGCCGCCGAACATGGACGCCTCCTTGGAGATGGGTGCGCCGAAGCGGTTCTCGTTGAGGATCAGATCCACCAGCGGCGAGAGCACCGTCGGTGTCACCGTCTTGAGAGCGCCGACGCCGGTAGACGACGCATCCAACATTGCGCCACCCAAGGGCGAGAACGACTCGAAGGCAGCGCCAACAATCCGCTTGGCGGTGGTGGACGCAGACTGCGAGCCAGCCCAGAGGGTGTCGGCCATGAAGTGACCGGCAGCGTAGAAGGCGTTCCAGCCGTACGGGATCGGGATCGCTGCGCCAGGCATGTCAGGCCAGATCACGATCGAGGTTGCACGCTTGAACACTGGCACCTTGTCGAGCTTGTCGATGCCGTCATCATCCTCACCGCCAAGAGCGCGGGCGATGATGTTGGTGATGAAGCCTGCTGCCGCCATGCCAAGAGCGATCTTGGTCATGGTCTTCGGGTTCTCCTTGGCCAGGCGGTACATCTTGTTCGTACCCTGCACGGCAGGGTTGAAGAACAGGAACATGTTGCGCATGAACTTCGAGCTGCCGCGCATATTGAAGTTCACAGTGATGTCGCCAGCGAACCGTGCTGCCTCTTCGGCGCTGTAACCGTTGTCGCGCATGACCTTGAAGGCGGCGATACGCGGAGCCATTTCCATCGGAATGTTGATGGACTCGATCAGGTCAGCCGCCTTCAGGAGAACGTCTTTGGCCGAACCCTTCTTGGCAGGGTTCATCAGCTTCTCGAGCTCCTGCACCTGGTTCTCCAGGCCGCGCAGGTTCAGGAAGCTGGTTGCGCCGCCGGAGTCACGCATCTCGATGTAGGCATCGAGCATGTCCTGGCTGGCCGAGTGGCCGCGCTTGCCATCGGTGGCAACGTGGAAAGCCGCCTTGATGGCCTGCGGTTGCAGCTTGACCATCTCCTTGGCCATCTCACGGGTGATGCGACCCTCGGTGACGGCGTTGAAGTACAGACTCTGCAAGTCGCGGATGTAGTTGACTGCTGTCCAGGCCGGGTTCCAAGTGGTCAGCATCTGACCCATGAGCTGGTTGGCTCGGCCAGAGAATCGCTGGAACCAGTTGGTCGCCTCCGGTGGCCAGATCATCCCGTTGATGGCCTCTCCGAAAGTGCCAGGGCCTTTCTGCTTGAACTCCATCGTGATGGGCTTGCCCTTCACATGGACGACCATCACGTCGCGGTTCTGGATGTAGCGGTCATCTGTCGCTTCGGTGACCTGACCGTTCTCATCGAGCTTGCGCACGGTTGCCTGCTTGTTGATCACCACGAAGTCAGGGTCGTAGTTGATCTCGAGCATGGCCAGCACCTTCTGCTTGACCTTGTTCTTCTCGGCGTGGATGACCGATGCCTCGAATGACTGGAGGGTGCGGATCAAGATGTCGGAAGCTGCGTCGCCACGGCCCATTGCGCGGCGGTCCTTGCGGGTGCCGAACTTGGGACCGCCAGCCAGGATCACCGGGTTGTCGAACTGGTCGATGTTCTCGTTGATGCCGGACAAGTTGACGTAGTACTTGTACTGGCTGCGGGCCTTGAGCTCGTCGCGGCCGATCATGCCCGAGTCGTACATCTCAGAGAGCTTGAGTTGCGAGATCTCTTGCAGGATGTGCGTCATCTCAGACAGGGTGTTGCCATACGACTGGCGCGACAGCGTGTTCAGGATCAGATCGGCATCAGCCGTGAAGATGCCCGAGCCGCCATCAGGCTGATTCGGGTTGATCTTGGCGATCTGCTTGTTCCGCTCTGCTGCGTGGCGTGCGCCGAGGTAGGCGTCGATCACGTTGAGGTTGCCCAGGCGGCTGTCCTTGAACGATGCCGCAAGGCTTGGGAACGCCTCGGCCAGAGTCGTGTTGCCACCCTCTTTGCCGAGCTGCTCAACCAGCTTCATCAGCGGCTTCTCGTACTGCTTGCGGTACTTCTCGAGCTTGGCTCCAGTGCGGCGCTCGTACAGGCCCTCGAGGTCGCCGCGCACGTCAAACGCTTCAGAGATTCTGCCCTCGCGCTCCAGGTGGTTGACCACCTCAAACACGGGGATGTACTCTC